CATATTCATTGCTTCCTTCAAAGTGATTCCACCGCCATAATTCAGAACTAAAGAACTTGTAAACTCTATTATTTGTTGAGGATCTAACTTGATCCATCTATAAAATTTACAATGTAAAAACCTAACAACCTCTTTATTTCTAACATTGGCAATTTATCCCAGTGGCCGGACTCCATTTTAAAAGAGCCTTCTTCTGAAATCATTAATGTATTGCCTTTCTTTTGTGTCAAAAGATCTTTTAAGATTGCATAGGACGTTGTTAGATTGAAGCCTGAAGATTTCACTTGAGACAAGAAAGTTTCAATCTGTTTTTCAATTGAATCTTCTTCCTTTGAATCTTCCTTTGATTCACTTTCAGCTTCGGCTTTTCTGTTGGCGTCCATAACTGCAACAAGTTGTTCAGGAGAAAAATTCTTTAATCCTTCTTGGCCGCCATCTGAAACGACTTTTAAAAGCTTACTATATTCAGCCTCTAATCTTGCAAATATATTTTGATCTTTTCCCGTTGGGGCGTCAATCTCGATTTCTTCAACATTGTATTCGGTGCCGTTGGTCTTGATTGGAACCGAATTTCTAAAAATATGCGTTTCTGACATCTCATTTTTTCCTTTTTGTTTTTATAAACCCTTAGTAAGGGGAATATAGTATATATACTATATTCCTTACTTACTAAGTATTAATCTAGCGGCGTTCCGTTGTATTCCATTGGAATTTTTCCGTCTTCGCCGGTAGACCTTGAAGAGTCGTTTTTAGTGACTCCCGCGCTCATCGTGATTTCCGTTTCGTTATCATCGTAAAAGCTAACCGTTGATGACTTGCGGCCTTCAAGAGTTCGTGCAAGATCAATATTATCTTTAGTAGTTGGCATTTCAAATTTGATTATACCAAAAGCTTCTTTTCTGTTCTCTTTTACAAGAGTTCCGCCATTGTCTAATCCTTCAACGGATCGAACCGCCTTGCCTTCTCTAAATTCAAGAGAACCCGAGATAATACCAATATCAACCCCGTCAACATTTACTGTGAGGGTTGAAACAACTTGTTGTAGTGAGCCGGCCATTTTGAATTTCTCCTTTAACCTGTGATTTCATTGACGTTAAAGCGAATGTTTAACGGCGCTAGAATTGTTCTAACTTGAGTTATTAACGGCAGTATTGAAGATGTGACAATTTCACCATTTTTAATATCGAAATTTACTGTAAGCTTAGACTTCATAATGTCAGAGATTGAACGGCCGTCTTCTAAGATTCCAGACTGCAACAATACATAACCGTCACCGCCCAAAATTCCGTGGTACTTAACGAAAGAAGAACGAACGCCGCCAATTGTCGCGAATTTATAACCGGCAACACCTTGCCCCAAAGTCAAACGGGCTTGGGCGTAATCAATCTTTAATGATTTCCAGATAAATTCTCTTGCCGCTGTGGCTGTATCGACATAATTTAAAAATTTATATGTCTCATCGGGATAACCTGCTATATTTGTCTTATAGGTAGTTAATACTTGACCAACAATAAGAGTATTATTCGCAATGTTATTTCCCATTAAAGAAATGCCGGCAGCGTTTAAATCTTTAACTTCCGAAGCTGTGAAGCCTTCGCCAATTGTTACAGTGTCTAAAAGTGTAGCTGTGTTGGCATAAGGTAGGGTTGACGTATGAACACCGCCGAGATTATCAAAAGGCTCTGTCGATGTAATGAAATCAGCAATACTTGTGCCGTCTTCAAGTCTTAAAGTTCGGATTCCTGCAAAATGTGACGATCTCTGAAAATCAAAAGCAAGAATTGCCGAACCTTCACGGGTTGCGTTTGAAACTGGTTTATCTCCAAAAATTACAAGCGATTGTGAATTATAAGTATTACCAATGCTTACAAGTTCAGCTTTCGAGTCATTAGCGCCCAAAAATAAACGGCCGTCTAAAACGTTATTGTCGATATTGAATCGAGAATCTAAAAGGTCTAAAACTGCGGTAAAGATATACTGCTGCGGCATTACTACATCTGTTCTGTCAACTAGCAAATCTTCAACGCCCGTAATAACGGGATCTGTAGCGCCGCCAGTAAAACCAGTGAGCGCAAAAGTAACACCGGCAACTTCACCAGTCACTAACATGGTATAAGAATTGGCAACCGTGCCACCGTTTACGGCGGTTAAAGTAACAACACCAACGGCAGTGACGGCAGTGACAGCGGCCCTTGTGTCGGCAGTTATTAAGGCTTCTAATTTATCACCAATTAGTGTTGGGGTGTCGCCCGCTATAACATCAACTTTATAAAGGCGCTGTTTGTTGCCCACATAAACTGTAAGTGAAGCGGCTTCTGTCGCTGTTCCTGTAAAAGTAATAACGCCTTCAGACTTAACGGCTGAACCATCGTCATCAAATGGGATAACATCTAATCGAGAAGTTTTATTAACTGCTCTAAAAGTGTCAATCATTGCTGTAAGTTGTGAGTCTAAACCAAATAAGCCATCTTGTGACAGTAAATCAATATCGGTTATTCTAACGCCCGATGTTGCCGTGCCGGTGGTCATTTGACCGATCATAGTTGTAATTTTTGGATCAACCGAAACTGTAGGAGTTTCAGGGATCAAAACCGCGTTTACTTCTGGAAAAGATACTTTATCAGCCATTTTTAATAATCCTTGTTTAGTGTGAGAGTTATTTTAATTCAATTTATATTGTCAATATTGTTTGTTCAAATTAGGCTCATTTAGGCCCATTCTGCCGGCTCGTCTTTCAATTCCTTATATTGTATGGCAACACCAAGAAGGCGGGCCGCTTGGGTGTATGTGTCAGAGTCTGGCCGTGTTACTCGGAAATATAAGATATCTTGCAGGGCCGGAGAAAGTGGGAACCTTGAAGCCGGCGGTGTTACATGCAAATCAGTAGCATCTTCAAAAGTATCAGTAACAAAGCTTGTTGAAGGAAAGGCGACGTCGATAGTTTCGCTATCAGAAACAACGCCCATAGTTATACCAAAGCTAACATCGCCCGCGCCAATAACAGTTGAATTAGTCCAAAAGAATTTAAATTTAAGCTGTCCTAAATCCCACTCATCCGGCATCATCATAGAGAATTGCGCGTGAGAATTTACACCCGCTGCAAACTCATAATAATCATTCATTACGTTATTAGTGGGAGTTTCTGAAGTTCCCGTTTCCGCTCCATCCGTGAAATTGCCAATCATAGCGCCGGCCGCAATATAAATATTTCTATAAACGCCAACACGGACGGCTTCAAGGTTTATGTCATCTGTATTTTGAATAAAAGTAACTGTTCTACCTTCAGAACGTAGTGTTCTAAAAGGTAGATTTACGCCTATTTTAGCTTTCGCTAACTGCGCGCCAGTACCAACATTTGAAGAGGTGTTGCTTTCTCCCGTACCTAAAGCGAGTAAATCAGTAACAGCAACGCGCCCTTCAATATTTCCCGCTACATCAACTAAATAAACCCAATCATTACCGAATGGAGTTTTCACACTTCTTGTTAATAGATCATTTCCCGCCATTTTATGGAACTCCTGTAAAGTCAAAATTAGTTGCGTCGATAAAGTCAACGTTTGTTGCGTCTATGAATTGGAATTTAGAGAAGGTTTCAACAACCTTTTCGGCCGGTAATCTTGCCGGCTCATTGTTCGTCTTCTGCCAAACGTTATAAGTGAATGAATTTATAATATTATTTTCAACAAAAAATGTTGAGGTGATTTTTAAAATGTCTGGAAAAATCCGTTCGCCGGTAACTTCTACGCGGTCACAGTATCCAGTGTCTACAAAGTGCTGAAGCGCATTCCTGACAATATCGACGGCTTTATTTTTTATTTCAATTGTCAATCTTGCTTGATCTAATAGCCAAAGTTTAGAGCCAATCGTATAATCTTCTAACTCTAAAAATTCGTCGCCTTGCCACCCGCGCCGCTTCAATGGCTGTTCTATCTCTGATTTATCCGCCCTTCTATCAGTAAAAAGGCTGACATTTACAAAGGAATGAAAAGTTTCATCATGCAATAAATCGCCGTTTTCGTCAATTCTAAAATGAAAATTATTATCATCAAAAACTTTATCGGGCCGGTTGTCGTCATCGTTGTCATTCTGCCGTAATGATATGTCAAAGAATGCCATTTATAAAACCTCTGTGAAGTCAATTTTATCTGTTCCGATGTTGTTTCCTGTCTCTTCGTTTATATATTCGCTCTCTATCTTCCTGACTGCGTATGAGTCGCCAACATAAGTATCATTAATTGTAATATTAACATTCACCGCAAAGTCATATCGGTGGACATAAAAAGACGCGTTGTAAGTTTCCACACCGTCGGCAATATAATAAATCATATCACTTTTAGA